CATACAAGCGCCACCTGATACTGATATATGATTATCAAAAGTGAATGAGGTAGGTGTTCCTGATACTGCATGATTAATCGTAATTGTGGTCGAAATAGAAGGGGAAGTGACGATGACCACATTTGTGACGACGGTATTTGCAGCAATGCCAGTCCCAGTAACAGACTGCCCTAATCCAATTCTATAATCGGCAGTGGTTAGAGTAATGGTGCTGCCTGTCGCGCTTCCTGTCACGGTAAATACACCTACACCAGTAAGCGAACCTCCTGGGAACGTGCCAGTCAAAACAGGGGTATTAACAGTGCTATCTATATGATTTAAATTCTGACCAGGATGCGCTACCAGATTAAGAGATCCTGTGCCATTAGAGTCATAGCCAATGTCAAACTGCCATAAGTTATTAGTATTAGAAGTGAAATAAGAAGAATTCAAAGTAATAGCAGTCGGACCAGTGCCTACTCCATCATCATTATCAGTTTGCCAATATTGCAAACTATCACTAAATCCGGCATACACATAATTTAAACCGTCTTGAGACTGCATGGTCATGCCTCTAGCAATCCCAGGTGCATCCAAGAAGATGCCTTTATAGCCACCTATTTTACGAGGGCGACCACGCTGAAATCGCATCCAACGACCCTCAACAAACATAGGCGAGTCAAATAGAGTACCGTCCTGCTGAACTCCAGCAGGAATATTTAAGGAAATGACATTAGCTGTCAAAATGTTCCTCCAGAGATCCCATTAATAAAGGTAAACCCAGATGCACTGTAATAACCTGCTAACTGATTCCCAATTACAAACCCAACTTGATTAGATGCAGGCAAATACATACCTGAGTTAACATCTCCTGTAAACTTCAGTGAAGGAGTTGCTAATGATCCATTGCCTAAAGTTAATGAAGTGATTGAACTAGAAGAACCAGATGTTGCATTATAGACATTAGTCCCATCACATACAACTAATAACGTTGTACCTTGCGTGACTGTAACAGTACTCGCGCCTATAGCAGTTGTCTTAAGCGTAAAGCTATATGAGCCAGTGGTGCTATTACTAATAGAATACAACTGTACTGTAGGCGGTAAAATAATAATTTGATTAGAAGTCAAAGTTCCTGTAAACTCTTGGATCAAATTAGAAGCTTGAGATGTCGTCTCTGTTAACGTGCCTCCTGTGACCACAAGTGCTAATTGAGTAAACGCAAATTGAGTAGCTTGCCCATACCCAAAAGTGTTCCAGTTAGTGCCGTCAGACACAATGACAAATGACTCAGTAAGTTGAAGTTGCGTACTGACATTTCCATCAATGGTGTTTGTGCCGACAGGAATGATGCTTAAAATACCTGTTCCGCTATTACGTATCATGCAGAACCAATTATTGCCTACAGCCGATGCAGAGGGTAAAGTTAATGAACCTGCGCCACCTTCATAGACTACAAACTGTGCTCTTTCTGATGGTATTAATGTGCTAGTAGAGAATACGTTCACTACACTATACGCTTGATTTAGAGTAGCACCTTGCGCTACTAATCCATAACCTGCTAAGGACCCTGCATCAGCTGCTGATGTGCCTGCGCCGAAGGTAATGTTCTCCCATACGCCATTTACCGTAGAGTTATTAGTGACGTAAATGTATTTACACACACCTGATGAAATCGACACAATGGTGTTCCCACCTGCATCAGTTACTGTAAATTCATTAGTTCCAATATTTCGAATAATAAGGGCTTGACCTGTTGATACTTGAGTGGCAGGTGGCATCAATACTTTTAGATTGATTACTGTAGCAGTAACTTCAGTAATATTAGCAGCTATATCAATAACATCATTGCCATTGATTGGCCACTCTAAAGCTGTATTAACTGAGATGGTTAATTCTTCATATCCAACTTGGGCTGGAGATACAGTTTGACCTGTGAAGGGGTTTACATAAGTAGTCATATTTAGCTGTCCTGTGCAATGGCTTGTCTATCGGCAATGCGTAACTTATCTTCATTACTTAATGCCTGAATTGCTTCTGTATATTTCTGCTGAAATATTAAGCGTTGATCATTTTTAAGGAAAGGCATAGCTTGAAGAAGAGTTCCATACAGCATAGCGTTTGGCGCATTACGTGTGATCCAATTAGTTTGTGTGTCTGAAGAAAGCGGAACAAGTCGTTCATAATACAACACTTCAAAAGAGTAAGATTGATCAGGCGTAGGCGCCACCAACCAATTATCATAATCATAATCTGAATAGTATAAAGGAATTCCTGTAACAGTGCTGTCAGGTGCATAGTTGCGTAAATACTCATATTTACGGAGTAGCACTGACTGCAATTTACCCGCTACAGTTATGTTCATAGAAACTGTTTTACGCCATCTTGCAGGTTTAGGAATCACTGGATTATTAACTTGCATAGTGCTTTGAACAACCTGCTGCTGACCGAGAGACTTCATCATCTCTGCTATTTCAAACTCAGCTAACATGATAAACGTAGGAATTTGATTAACAACAGCTGGGTCATTCCGTTCTAAGTACTGAAGAACATTAGACGTTAAGTTGTCGTATGTCATTGCCGCTGCTGGAATAGGAGTTGTCATATTAGCCTAACATAGAGCTGGCATTACCGCGAGCTTCATCAATACGATTGAGCCAACCTTTTCCGAATGTTGAAAAAGTTGGTAGGGATTCATAAAAATGCTTTTTAGCTTCTGAGAACCAAGCAATCAAGTCATTTTTATCAGTTATGTCAATAGTTTGTAGAGTGACAGGTCCGATAGACCCATCTTCAGGGACTCCAACCGCCTTCTGAAGAGTCTTTATTGACCTACCAGGACCAGCGTTGACTGCAAAGTCAAAGACTAGGTAGTCGATGCCTGAAGGAAGATCATCACATTTACATGCGTCCCAGAATTTCTTTTTATAGAAAGGGGCTACATCATCTTTTGTTAGATTACGCATCTCTTTTTCAGTTGTGTTTCTACCTTTATAAGATGCCCAAGATTTAGCAGTTACTCCAAGATTGGTTATCCCACCAGGATCTGCAGGGTTGTTTACAAACCCGCCTTCTACCTTCAGGAGGAAATCTAAAGAAGTTTCAAAGTTATCTTGCATCATTTTGCAGGAGTAGAGTTAAACAGCATTTGGTCTTTCTTTTGACTACCAGCTGAGCTACCAAAGTAGAAAGCAATGATACCTGTCCATGCAGTCCCTAATGAGCCTAGCATGATCATTAAGGGTGTGTTCGTAGTATCCGCAGGACGAACCATAAGATAGGCAAGTATGCCAAAGAACCCAGCAGTAACAAGAACACTAAGCACAGGAGGAATAAGGCTACCAGTGACTGTTTGCATATCTCTCGCACTTTTTCTATCCTCTACAGCAAGCTGTTCAAAGTTAAGACCTAATGCTTGAGTTTGCTCTTTAAATTTAATCTCTTCTTGTTGGACTGCGGCAATCTGATCTGCTGACAGTTTGTTGTCATTGATCATAGATTGCACTTGATCTGGGGCTACTCCAAATAGTTTAGATAGCGCAGTTACAGCTAGTCCTGCCAGAGGACCACCAAGGCAAGTAGCAATCGTAGGGGCTATTTGAGTAAGCCAGTTCATCTGAACCCACTTATTCTAGGTGAGAATACGAACGTGGCTTGATATGGATCTGGTTTAGGTTGAACATTGGCATCTACTAAGGCTCTAATGTTCCAGCCTAGATTAATATAAATACAACGACTAAAGCCGATAGGAGTCACAGAAGTAAATTGGAACAACCCATTAGCATTAACTAAGCACCAACCCGCCTTTGCATTGTCATTATCTTTGATTGTAGGGTCACCTTTTACTACTGTGTAGTAAGGGTTACTTAATGTTCTCAATGCAAAAGTAGGTAGTGGGTTGCGCCATAGCCAATGTACTTGTGACCACCATTGATTAGGCGGAAACATAGTTTGGAAAGTAGCATCACCGCTTAAGGAGTTATCCCAAGTCTGAAACCAACCGAGCCATTTAGGAAGCCTCGGCCCAAAGTCTTCTTTACTAGCATTGTCTACCCATCCATATGCATTGTTTGCAAAGAGGGGCAGAACAGGAGCAAGCAGAATAGCCAACAGAGTTAGCACTAGGTTTACAGGTACAAGAAGTAAGTAAATTAAATAGATCATTTGTCTGCCTTTTGACTAACTTTATCTTCAATGCGGTCTAGTTTGTAAAACATAGAGGTAATAGTTCGCTGGAATTCGTCTCTAGTAATATAGCTTCCAGCTACCATTATCTCTATAGATGCTACTTTTTCAACTAAGTTTGCATCAACTGCTCTTAGCTCATTTATGGAATCCCAAAGCACTTTTAGAATCCAACCACCCGTGGCTCCTGCAAAAAGGACTAGATAATTGATTAGTGTTTGGGAATCCATATTTGCTTTCTATTGCACTACTTCTACTTCAGGTTTTTCAACTACCTTAGCAAGAGACTCTTCAAGGCGCTGAATAAAAGCTTGCTTACCGACAGCAAGTTGGTCTAAATTAAACTTTGCAGAATCAATTTTGCGGTCTAAGTCGATGCAATGATTAAACAAGGCTTGTTGTTCTGGGGTTAAATCTTCATACTGATACTCTACATCGTTGATTGTTACGGGGGTCTTTTTATCTTGTCCCATATCGTTCTCCTAAGTTTTACTGCGGTTAAAAAACTATTTCTGACCTACTGCATCCCAAAAAGGAGTAAGGTCATATCCCTCATAAAATGCTGGCTTATCTAATTGAATTTTCAAATGCTCGACATTACGCTTAACTGTGTCTGCCCATTCTTCGTCAGTTTGGTCTTTTGGCTTACCCGCTTTGAGCAGGTTTACGGAATCCATAGCTGCGCTGTAATGCTGGGCTATTTGCTCAGGTGTTGGTGCTTCTACGGGTGCTACTGGCTGAATGATGTCAGTCATTTTATTTTCCTTTTAAAGTTGCGATTTCTAATGCTTGTGCTTCTAGTTTTGCGTTGAGTTCTTGGATTGCGGAAACAAGATGAGGAATTAAGAAAGAAGCATCAACACCCTGATAAACTGGTTTTCCATCTTTACC